AGTCCAGCCCTCAAATTCTTGGGGGACAACTGGGGACCCGATGCAGACAAGAAAGTTCGTGAGAGTACCTATGGTGCCATCAACATCCTCCTCGACTATGAGACCCCTGTGACACTCGGCTCGGATGTGGAGATTGCTGCCACGACCAAGTGGAATCTTCAACCAAAGGTTCTCTCCGATGGTAAAACAGTTTCATGTGTCATTTGTGACATCAACGAAGAAATTCTCTCGAAGAATCCCGATGAACTCAAGTTGGGTGTTTTGGAGCAGTTGGGTCTCGAACAACCCACGACGATGCGCATAGGTTGGGGTGCTACATGGGAAGATGATAAGTGGGTCTTCTCCCAATCTTCGGGGGTTCTCAGTCTCCATGGTCAACTCCCCTTCTTTGGTAAGTGTCCTCACGTCGCCATGTGTGGTATGATGTCTCCACGTGATACACCCTACTCGAGTCTCGAGGCGGCAACGGAAGTGTCCAGACGCCTCAGTCACCAGGTCTTTGGAACGAGGGAGCCACTCCGTTCCCTCGAGCTTTCCCAGATTTTAGTATTTGTCGTTGTGCTACTTATAGTTTTAATACTCATCTATCGTAATAGAAATCAATGAAGTTCAGGGCTAAAGTCTACGAACCAATGTATGATTTCAACAACAAAAAGTATATCCGTGTCACAATCCCCGAACATTGTGTAGATGTCATCAGTAAAATACACGACACCAAAAGGTCTCTCCTTCTCCACGAGAATGTGGATGACCCCCTAGAAGGTAAAGTACTCAAGTTGAAAGTTCCATTCCGTTACAGGAGAGTGATATGCGACGTCCAAGGACGTCCTGTGCAAACTCTTGTAAAGGGGGATGATGTGGAAATTGATATTACCTTCAAGGGTTACTGGAATATCGAGAATCATTCAGGCTTCTCCTGGATGCTCTCCAGCTGTTCCGCACTCTCTTGAGACTGGTTGGGGTCATTGGGAAGGTCAATGGTTTTAAGACCACCCTTCTTAAGTCCCTCGAAGGTCTGGAGCATACCCTGGAGACGGAAAACTTCCTGGGACATCTGTTCAATGTTCACCGTAAGCTTCTTAATGTTCTCTTCGATATCGACGACAGGCATCTTGTACTCATTTAAAGTTTTTACTCTTTAAATAAGTATGACTACACTCACTCGAACCGGGTATCTCGTGAGTGAGGGTCCACTTCAGGAAATTAAAAAGGAACTTACCGTAAGACCCCAAGTCAATGGAGACTTTGGATTTCCTCCACCGCCTTTCAAAGTTTTTAGACCAACAAAGAATGGAGTGTGTGTTCCCAGATTCTATGGAAGTGCTAAGCTTGGAGAACCCAAGTACGATAAACGACCAGAACCTACACGAATTAGAGCGAAGTTTGCTGGACAACTCAGAGATGCCACACACCAAAATGAAGCTCATGCAGCAGCAATTAAGGCAGGGCATGGCGTCCTTTCTCTACCATGTGGCTATGGGAAGACGACGGTATCCTTGGCTATAGCTTGTACGCTGGGGTACAGGACGATGATTGTTGTACACAAACAATTCCTGGCTGATCAGTGGAAGGAGCGGATACAACAGTTTTGTCCAGGTGCTACGATTGGTGTTGTTCAACAAAATAGGAAAGAAGTGGAATGTGATTTTGTCATAGCAATGCTTCAGTCCCTCTCTCTTAAAGAATATTCATTTGCCGATTTTGACACCGTGGGTACTTTGATTGTTGATGAAGCCCATCACATTTGCGCCAAAGTATTTAGTCAGAGTCTATTCAAACTCTGTCCTCGACACATTTTTGGACTCTCAGCAACGCCTGAGAGGAAGGATGGACTCACCAAAGTACTTCATTGGTTCATGGGACCCACATTCTTTGCTGTAGAGAGGAAGAATCAGGAGCAGGTGGAGGTGTTCCCCGTCATATTTGAATCCCCAAACTATAGGAATCCACCACCCTCTATGAGAAATGGGAAGATATCGATGCCCAACATGATTACAGAATTGGTTGAAGACAGACAAAGAAACAAAATGCTCGTCGAACTCGTGAAGAAGGCTTCAGCTGGGACGAGACAACTTCTTGTCCTCAGTGACAGAAGGCAACATTGTGAACTTCTACACCAATGTTTCCCCAAGACATCTGGACTCTATATGGGTGGCATGAAGGAGGCCGCTCTCCAAGAATCTTCAAAAAAGAAAATCATCTTTGCGACGTTTAGTCAGGCTCACGAAGGCTTGGACATTCCAACCCTCGATACTGTCATTTTGGCATCCCCAAAGTCTGACATCACCCAAAGTATCGGAAGAATCATGAGGGAGACAAAGGGTAAGAAGAATAATCCCCATATCTATGACGTCCATGACCCATGGTCCATCTTCACAGCCATGTACTACAAACGTACGAAGGTGTATAGACAAGGGGGCTTCAAAATCCACGGTAAGGTGACCGAGGAGAAGCCCCCATTCCCCCAGGGAAAGTGTCTCTTTTTATAATCTGTTGGAGTTTTAGATGTCAGGCGCACTGATACAACTCGTCTCGAAAGGAGTCCAGGATGTGTACCTGACACATGAAACTGGTCAGTCTTTCTTCCGTATGAAATTTACTCGACACACCAACTTTTCACAATGTCCTAAACTCATCAAGACAATAAATGGAAACGATTCTTCTGTGGTTATACCCGTTCTGGGTGATGTTGTAAATGCTTTGTGGATTCAGGGTTCTAATAAATTAAGGGACGTGTTTACAAATTCTACGATTGAACTCTATCTAGGTGGACAAATGATAGATTCCCAGCATTTTGACTATTATACTGACATATGGACAACATACCTCTCAGATACGTATAGTAAGACGAATGATACTACATCGAGCTTTATCCCACTTCACTTCTTTTTCTGTAACCACAAAGCCTTTATTCCTCTTATATCTCTCCAAAACCATCAAGTTGAGATAAAGATTAAATTTGACAATGAACCCCACGAAAAAATGGAAGTTTACGGGAACTATGTTTTTTTAGATAAAGAAGAGAGGGAGAGTGTTGTGAAACGCCCAATGGATTTCGTCATCACACAAGTACAGCGTTTGGAATACCCGTTGAATACGGACGATGGTTATAATGAGATAGACATTACTCGCTTCAAACATCCTGTGAGGTCTCTATTTTTTGGTCTCGATGACCACCTTACATTTAAAGGTGTAGACTTGTTTATCAATGGTTCACCTCTCGTGGAAAATATGAAACCCATATACTTTCACACCATTCAGAATTATTACAAATCCGACTATGGTGTCTCTAACTTTGACACTACTAACGACATTCCACTCCATACAAGATACTATGCATATCACTTTTGTTTGAATGCATCACAATACAATCCATCAGGGTCGTGTAATTTTAGTCGTTTGAATACTGCAAAATTAACAATTCGTGGTGCCACATTGACATCAGGACGAAAAAGCGAACAAATCTATGTATATGCAGTTAACTATAATGTTATACGTATAAAGGACGGTCTGGGTGGACTACTATTCGGAAATTAAATCTACGATGAGGGAAAACCTCGAGGTACACTTAACATTTATGCCTTCATGGAGTCAGTAACGGCTAAAATTGCCACACCGACGATAAAAGCCATGACGACGTAATTTAATTCAGTTTCTTCACGACCTATTTGAGGTTTCACCTCTTCAGTCTTGGACTCTGCGACGGGCTGCTTCGGCCTGACGGGAGGTTCCAAATCCTCCAGCGGACAATACGCTATCATTTATATACTAATCAGAGATTAATTTCCGTCTTCTTCTTTCGACGGGTTCTCTTGGTTTTGGTGGTACCCCCAACGTTCACTTCCTTGACCTCCCCACCAGTGGATTCCCCAGAGATGGAGACAATGTCAGAGAGGTCATCATCCTCATCCTGTGCAGAGGCGTCCATCGCTTGAGGGGGTGTCGTGTTCATGGGTGGGGGTGGGGGCATCATGATGCCACCCATCAGGCTGGAGATGTCCACACCTGGACCTTGCATCTCGTAGTTGCCAGTGCCACCCACAGGTCCATCGGTGGGAGGACCAGTGGGTGAGCGAGTCGTATTCTGCACAGCCGCCATCATATTCTTCACCAGGTCTGGGTTCTGCTTCATCACATCGTTCATGTTGGGCATCACCGATTTGAACATACTGTTGGTCAGGTGGAACATCATCGCCGAACCACCCAACATCATGATGAGCTTCACCTCGGGGGCGACACTGACCTTGGAGCGATACTTCACATACAACTCTTCAAAGACACCGTCGTAGTCGTCAACATTCTCCATGACGGACTCAGACCAGCCCTCCAACTGAATCTCGAAGGGGTTGTATCGCTTGTTAAGGAACTCAAGGCCAGTCACACAGGCCACGAGCATGCGCCGAGAGAAACGGATAGACTGTTCAACGTCTATGCTATAGGTGATGCGCTTCACCTCCGACCTCAACTCCTCAACGTTCGAGTAGGCGTTGAGTCTCTTGTTTACGGCGAACCCCTTCTTCTCCAGGCGCCCGAGCTTATTAATCAAGTCTGCCTTCTCCTCATCCACCGAGGTGTACCCCTTGGAGGGCTGCTCCTCTTGACTGGGTGGCTCATCATCATCATAGAAAGTGGGTTCCTCATTCTCACCATAGTCAATCTCCTCATTCTGGGTGGGTTGAGCAGGTTCAGACTGCTTGTTGGGATTCACGAACGCATCCATCGCCTCCTGATGTTGGGAAGGAGGTGGGGGTCTGAATGCCGTTTTTGTGGGGCGTGGAACAGGTCTTGGACGCGGTGCCGAAATTTCAATCTCATCCATCAGAGCCTGTTCATCAGCATCGAGTTTCATTACAGTCGTGTTTCCACGGTCGAGTACGATTTCCTCGTCCATCTACTCTCTATATGGAAACTAAAAAAATACCTTTAACGCACTTTAAAAAAATATAAACCTATAGTAAATGTTCAAGTTTAACAAGGCTGACCGTAACGCCCTCATGTCCATCACCATTCTATTGATGATCATCTGCGCCCTGGCCATAACTCGTGGTCCCGCCAGCAAGTACCAGCCCAGGCCAATCAAGATTAAGACTGTCACCGAGAAGTCCATCTTTGACCTCGAAAACAAGGTTGAGTGTACCCCTGGTTACAAGGATGGTAGCGTCTACACCAAGAGCCTCACCCCAGGTGGTCTCTGTGGCGCCCAAGGTCTCGTGTCCGATACTGCGGGTTATGAGATTGAAGATGGAATCGGCGGATCTTTAATCTGAGTTAATAGAAATGGCTCTCATCACTTCGCCAACTGAGACAATTCCCGATCTCAACTACGAATATCACACCATCACAGTGGATACGATTGGTCAAAGTAGCTCCAATGCATTCACATGTTACTTGAGTCAACCCTTAAAGAATGTTGTACAGGCGAGGCTTATCGCTACACGTATCAACACGACTGCGAATACCCATCACTGCTACATTTCCATTGAACAGCTGGACTCTATATTCACAGATAGAACATCCAACGTACACGATGGCCAAGCATCCCTGAGTGTTCTTCGTAACTCCTTCGCGAGCCTGGTCAAGGACACAAGTACCACTGTCACGTTCAAGGACGATTATCCAGTGGTCACCCAATATATCGACCCCATTCGTCGTATCGACCGTCTCAGTGTCACCATTCGCAACGAAGATGGTCAAACCATAGAGAGAGCGGGTGCGAACGATAAAAACTTTCTCATCATTCGTTTCGTGTGTAGAAAACCTAATTTGTAATTTTCTCCATTTAAAGTAGTATTACCATGTCTGCAGGCATTGTTCAATTGATTGCGATAGGCGCCCAGGATGAATATATCGTGGGTAATCCCGAAATTTCGTTCTTCAGTTCAACATTCAAAAGGCATGCTAATTTTTCACAATCCATCGAAAAGCAAACAATCCATGGAGCGGTGAAAAACAATTCAATGTCCAGCGTTCAATTCGAACGTTCTGGAGACCTTCTTAGTTATGTGTATTTCACTCTAGATGACACAACTAAATCACTAGATATACAACGTTGGGACACCATTATTGATAAAGTAGAACTCTATATCGGTGGTTCCCTCGTTGATAGCCAGGATGCTCTTTTCACGGAGAAAATTGCCATCGATACGTTTGCTCAAAACGTCTCCAAGAGCGCGAACGGAACACATCCAGGTGTGAGCGCACGTTCGTACTTTTATCCCCTTCGCTTCTTCTTTTGTGAAGGACCTCAGTGCGCTCTCCCCCTCGTAGCACTCAATTATCACAACGTAGAAATACGCATTCATTGGGCGACTGCCGCATCGGATTATAATGTAGAATGTTTCGCCAACTACTACTACCTCGATAATGAGGAGCGTGGTAATATCGCCACACGTAAACACGACCTTCTCATCACACAGGTTCAAAAAAATATTGGTTCCCGTACAATCGTTCAGGATCTCACATTCAACCACCCTGTAAAGTATCTCGCCTCTTCAGATACGACTACAGACGGTGCTCTCACATCACCCTCAAACAAGATTAAGTTGAACATAAACGGCCTCGATGTTTCCAATTTCAGATGGGGGAAGCCCCATTACATCGATGTCATGAGTTATTATCATACAAACTTCGTGACTTCACCAGATTTCTTTTTGTACTGCTTCTGTCTATCAACAAGTTCGCTCCAACCCACTGGCACTTTAAATTTTAGTCGTTTAGATTCGGCCAAAATCATGAGTGAGACTATGCCCATCAACGACCCAATCTATGCAGTAAACTATAACATTCTTCGTATCGAAAATGGTATGGCCGGTCTCCTCTACGCAAATTAAAATGCCTCATTATATTAAATGGTCAAGAACATACCGACGATTGAACGTTCGACCAAAATTAGGTTTGGTAAAAATTGTACCGAAGACCAGGGTGAAA